TGTATCTAGTACAGGGAATTGTATCAAAGCTATAATAAGTCCAATAACAAAAAGGAATATTAGTAACGAACCTACATAACTTCTTATCTCTCTCGCTACTCCGTTTCTAGGTAATTTCATTTAAGTTTTTTATATATTGATATTATAGTATATCCGATAGCTAATAAAAGGGATACCGTTTGTAATACTGGGTTTGCCTCTGAGACACTTAATCCAAGGGCAAACAAATTCGTGACTGCAATCTTCAAGTCTTCCATTTTATTCTACTAAATCCCAAGATTGATTTTCTTCGTTCCAATTATAAAAAATTGTTCCATAATCTGAAGGGTAATCAATCGGGGGTTGCCAACGCCATAAATCTTCATCCCATACCCAAGAAGCAAATGGTTGTTCGGGTGTATATAAATCCCAAGATTGATCTGCTTCATTCCAAGAATACATTTTCCCATCAGTTGGATAAGATACTGGAGCTTGCCAATCAAAATCTGAATCTAATACCCAAGAATCAAATGGACTTGGCGAAATAAAAACATCATTTGTTGAATCATATTTGTAACCCACCGCGGCGAATTGTTTTCTAAAATTTCCGTTGTAAGAAGTTTGAATCCAAGTTGCACTTCCAAATAAAGAATTCAAAAATGTTTTTCCTTTGTATTCAGATTCAGTATTGTCAGCCCTTAAAAGAACTTCATTATTTACAACAACCACTTCTGTCACAATATTGTTTGAGTCTAATTTTGCAAAATGTGCCATATCAATGTGTATAAGAACCGCTTCCGGTAAATGTTAAAATTGTGTCGCTCCCGTCAGTTGTCACGGTTGGGCTTCCAGTTGTTGTCCCCGAATAAGTAGAAGTCGGAAATCTTAAGATGACAACACCCGAACCACCCGCAGAACCATTTCGCAAATAATTTCCAGTATGTGCGCCCCCACCACCGCCTCCAGTATTTGAAGTTCCCGCACTTGAATTTCTAAATGTTCCCGCAGCTTGACCACCACCTTCAGAACCCCGACAATTTGAACCTTCTGCCGTTTGTGTTCCACCAATTCCACCGCCTCCGCGACCTACTGAAGAACCAGTTATTGATGAATAAGCCCCATCACTATCGGTTGTTGACGGCCCTGCGCCACCTCCAGACCCTGCGGATTGTGTACCATCACACGTCGTTGTGTGGCCATTACTACCTTGATTTGAAGTTCCGGTTCCAGATGAACAAGGCGTCTGGTTTTGTGTGTTACCACCACCACCTCCAGAACCACCATTGTTTCCATTTTCGTGTGAATTACAAGAACCAACCTTTGATGCACCACCACCACCACCGCCAATTGAAGTGATTGTTGTTAGTCCGCTAGCTGAAATTGACGAATTTGTTCCATTATTTCCGCCATTCGTACCAGTAGATGTCGAATTTCCAGTCGGTGTTGCACCACCTGCTCCAACCGTAATGTTGTAAGTCGTTCCGCTGACAAGCGTAAATGGTGTTTCTGTTGATGACCCTGCGCCAGAATCTTCGGTCAAATAAGAATTTCTATAACCTCCGGCACCTCCGCCACCGCCATTTCGATAATTGTACAAAGGCCCCGTATAAGGCCCACCCGAACCTCCGCCCGCAATGACTAGATAAGATGCAATTGCTTCAGCACTTCCTGCAATACCTCCGAAAATAAAACTTTGTCCGATCATATTAAGATGCTATTTGTGAAATTGAATACCAAAATTCAGTTGATGAAACACAAAGGATTTGAATGAAGTTTTTTGTTGACGATGTGTCATCATATTCCCCCGCAATTAAATTAAATGTTCCGCTTGCACCACCAACGGTGAATGCTAATGTATAAGATGAACCTGCTCCTGTTACAATGATTGCCTTAGTGATTCCAACTTTTGGGTTTGTAATGTTTAACGTCGTGCTTGATGTTGGGGTTAATGTAAACACTTGAGCAGCATCAAAATCAACGTCAACGGTTGCCGCCGCAGTTAGTGCATTGGATGTAGTAAATTCATCGTCAATTTTTTCGTATGAAACCGCATCATTTGCAATAGTCAAAGCTCCTGAGCCTGTTACGTCACCCGTATGCGTTGCATTAGGTTCTGAGTTAGTTACTGTTACATTTCCTGTCGCTTGATCTACAGAGATACCTGTACCTGCTATAATACTACCTACATCACCGGCATCGTCTGTGTATAGCTCTGTAAAATTGTCATTAACCTTATCAAAGGCCGTTCTCAAGGGATCGCCACTACCATCATTAGCGGTGGTTCCTATGTTTATTGTCTGTTTAGCCATTATTTATTATTTAAAATTCTGTTGCGTCTGCTTTTATTATTGTTGTATCAGCTAATATTAATGTGGTATCAGATGTTAATAATGAACCATCCGCGTCGGAAGGATAGATTATACCCCAACCATTTGCTTCATTAGTATTACCAAACCAACTTAATGGATATATAGATCCCCAACTCATTTCGCTTTATTTATAGTATTACAATTATTTTTTTTGCTTTTTGTTATATAAGTAAGATACTGTTTCAACTTATTAACGTTATCCTGCTTTGGTTTATATTTCATAACACCCAGCCCTCAAAACTTGCATCCTTGTCAGGATATACATCTGAATTATTATTGGTGTAATATTCAGGAAATTTACTAGAAGCGTTGTAGCTCATATAATCAATAAATCTATCCGTATAATATTGCGCCGTATCCCTTTCCTTCTCTATTAGAAAATCAACTTCCTCTTTCGATACATTTTCAGCATTTTCTGAACTATGTTTAAATACGCCTTTGTTTGCTACAGTGTAAGCGGCAAAGGGTAAATATTCTACCATAGACCAATGTATGAGCATAGGTTTTACATGATCCGTTACTAAATCTAAATAATCCCCAGTTAAATTGGATGCTAATATATCTGCTTGTAGTTTATTATATAGGTCCGTGCCTATGTAATTTTGGATATGTATATCCTGAGCAATTTTAACATATTGTATAAATTTATCAGTATCAACATTCCCATTAACAGCTGTAAATTTTACTACATCTTTTCTTGTTACAAATAATGCTTGTGCCATTTTTTATCTATTTATAAATCCTTCTTTAGGCATATCTTTAGGACGCTTTGCTACCTTAGAATCATTTACCTCCGGTTTAAAACCTTCTTTTTTTGCTTTGTTTACACTTATTTCCGCATTTGGATTTGTTGCATCTGGTTTAACATCTTTAGCCATATATGTTTTACGCATCCAAAAATGGTGGCACGATCCCCCACCTTTATAGAGCCATATATCGTAAGTTGAATTAGATCCCTTCGGTCCCCAACCTGCATTTACAGCTTTTGTGCTCATTTGCATTATATCCTCTTTTCTGTATATCTTTTTATCCTTAATCATTTTTTGGCAAAAGCTTCTACTTACATTTTTACCTTCCCTCATCGTTTCTTTTAAAGGGGAATATTGGTAGCGAACTTTAAATTTCATATTATCCGACTCACCATCCTGACTACTTTTTGCATTAGGCCTTGCAGTTCCAGTAGAAGCTAGCCCAATCATTTTATCCAATGTTTCCTCCTGCTCGTAATCAACCTGCCTTTCATCTACTAATTCCCAGTTTTCTAAATCCTCTTCCTCTCCAAAGTCAGATAGTAGATCAAACATTTTTTCGTCTGTTTGTGGTTTTATTTCCGAAAGCTTTACGCCGGTCTCTTCCTCGCGTGCTTCATCTGTAATAGCATTGTCTGTTTCTATAAATGCTAAGGGCTGTAAAGTCTTAAAATAAAGCTTTAAAGAAATACCGTTAACTGCTAAAATATCATCCATGCAGTCCGTTAATAAATCTTGATAAGGTTTTATAGTAATGTTATCAAAAAGCAAAGCAGCGGTCTTTATTTCATCCGCATTCGATCCCAAACCATTGTTATCTGTTCTAATACCTAACAATAATGGACTTGTTACTCTATGGGATACTATTAATTTAGCAGAACATTCACTTGCTAAATATTCATAATGAGCTGGGGCATCATTTAAGGGTATATCATCTACTGTTGTTTTGCTTTCAGCATTATTGTTAAATGCAATAATTACCTTTTCCCCTCTTGCTCCGGTTAATTTATGCATTACATCGTTTTTCACTTGCAATTGCTTTTCCTTATCCGGTACGCCATTATTAAAGTTTACTACTTTAGTTCCACTAAAACCGTTTTGTACGTCATTAATTAAATAATCCGCAATCTCTGATTCTAGTTCAGCATACGCCAAACCACCCTGGTAATCCACGGGGCAATAATAATCATATCCCGATACGTATTTTTTTACGATCTTAATTTCTGGCTCATTACCATTACCACAACCAAATGCTGCTATACGCTGAGGTTTATCGCTTCTTTTTACTTCTTTCCAGTTAGGGTGATAGTAGTAAGCTTCTATCTTACCCTCCTCATTCATTTTTTCTGCGCGTAAAGTTTGGCGCGGAAAATGTTCAGCGCTTATAACTTTCCCTTTTTTATATAAAATCTGAAAAGATCCCTCTCCTAATAATTTAAGATCTAAAATAACTTTTCTTAAACAATTATCCCCTACGATAGATCGTAAGGAAGCATATTCATCTGGTTTTTTGCTACTATCCAAAGCATCTAAACCTTTACCGTAAATCATATTGCTCACACCATTAATAATAGAGTGGTTAGTAGCAGATTCAGTATATAGATTAATTAAATATGAATAGTAATCATTATCATCCCCGTATTCAACCCATTCACGATTTTTATCCTCGCTAATTTTAGGTCTGTTATAAGATGCTAAGTTAACTATATGTAGATTATCCATTAGAATGTAATAAATTCATTATCTGTATCATTTGATATATATTCACCTGTATTAACTGAATATTGTGGTAGGTCTGTTTCATTCGTGCAGAATATCTTATCCCTATAAACAATACTAGCTCCAGTTATTTCTAGTGTGTAAAAAACATCCTGCTTTAAATTAAAAATGTCACTATATGAATTGTAATATAAGGCTTCCGCTATACTGGTTGTGTCCTGATTATACACTTCAGTGTTAGTGGATTCATTAATTATTTTAACATTATAGGTACCACCAAGCGTAAATTGTCTTGGTATAAACTTTATTGTTTGCGCGGATGAACTCTCCTGTAAAACTATCATAATATTACAATAGTTATTTTTGTATTTTGTTAAATAAAAAAGGGCAGCATATAGCCACCCTCCTTATTAAATGAAACTCGGTTTAAGAGTTTGTTCCCACTACAATACTTGGTGATGCTGAACTCATTGCATCAAATGGATAAGTTGCCGATGTTGGGTCGGTTGTGCTAATAAAATTAGCTGGTTCAACCTCTTGTGCATTAAGTGTAAGCGTGTAACCTGAAAGATCAGCCATTGCTGCTCCAGTTACAACTGTACCTCCATTAAGGTCTGCTCCATGGGATAATCCCATCATAAATACATTTCCATTATAATCCTCCACTGCGACATGGGGTCTACCATAAGCTAGGAGTTTCAATTCCTTATTATCTTCTTTTGATAATTTCTTAAGTGTTAAGGAAAGTGTTTGATCAAAGAAAGTTGTTCCGTTTTCTCTTGAGGAAGTAATAGCTTGCTCGAAGCTACTATTACCTTTTAATTCATATTTGTAGGCATTAAAAGTCCCTGATAAATCCGTAATTTCGTCATCAGTTTTAGTTACAGTACCAAGATCGCCAAAATCAACGAAATATACTGCTTTCAAACCTCCGATAGAATCTTTACAGGGTTCTTTTCGTCCCGCTGTTAAATCACAAGCCATAAGTTTTTTTTATTAAAAAAAGGGTAGGCAGATCAATTACCACCTACCCCTTTTTATTGGTTAATTATTTTATTAGATTCCGTAAGAGACTATTTCGCTTACGATTCCGTACTGTACACCTGCTGTAAATCTCATGACAACTCTCACATTTTGAGAACCATCGATATCAGCCATATCAATTACTTTCACTTCATTCTGATCGGATAAAAGACCAGTACCAAAATAAAGGTTAGATTTTTCAGCAGCAATAGCAGTATTATCTGCCAATCCATTAGCTACAAAGATCTTAACTCCGTCGAACGTAAGTGACCCATTATTCCACCATTGTGTTCCCATTGCGTTTGTACCATTAGCACCTAATCCTGATGTTCCAAATCCTCCTAAAGCTCTTACATATGCTCTTGCAATATTTTGAGAGACATATAGATTGATATCTTCGGAACCATAAATGGTTGTAGGGATGGCATCTACAATAGAACCTAATTCAGCAATTACTGTAGAAGCAGCACCAATTGCTGAACTTCCTGCAATTTTATTCCCTCCTGTATGTGCAGCATCTGCATCCAGTAAAGTAGTTAATCCATCAAACTGTCCACTGGTTGCTGTTGTACCTTCCCAGATAGATGTTTCTGTTCTTTGTGCTACTTTAGCAGCTACATGTGAAATTAAAAAATCACTAAATGAAGATGGTAGATTATCAAAAGCTGAATATCCCATTGAAATTGCCTCCCAATCATTTTGGAAATCTTTTTTACATAATTGTAAGTTTACTTGCTGATATTCAGGTTGTAAAACTCTTTCATCTAATGTAAGTGTAGAAGTAGGATCAAAATCACAAGATGCATCTTTTACGATATCATCTGTAGATACTGTTTTAAGTACTTCCTTAAATTTAATATTGGGCTTAACTGTAATCCCTCCATTTTCAATTGTTGAACCACTTAGCAGCGCAGCGGAAATATATTGTCCCGCAAACTCACCGGCATAAGTAGTTGTAATACTTGTTGTCGTTGGCATAATTTAATTGTTTATTTTTTAATATTAGAAATTCTTTGTAACACTCTATCGGCAGTAGTCATAGTTCTTTTTTGTGCAAATAGATTTAAATTTTTCTTGGTTTCAGTTTCTGGGTTATGTGTTACTTTAGCAACCGGCTCTTCAACAGAACTTAATTCCTCTTTCACCTCATCAACTTTTTCTTCTAAAACATCCTCGCTCATCTCCTCTTCTTTTTTAGGATCAAGCATTGATTTAATTTCATCGATCATAGCTTTAACCTCCGCTAGATCTTCCTTAGTAGCATATTTCATTTCCTCTTTTTCTTCCTCAGCCGCTTCAACTTCTTCAGATTCCTCTTCTTTAACTTCTTCAGCTGCACCAATAGACGAAATTACTCCTTCTTCCTCCACTTTTAACATTTCGCCATCTTCAAGGGTATAATCCCCTATAGGTAAGGCTACCTTTTCATCTTCAGTAATAATAAAGACTTCATTACCTGCTTCAAAGTTTTCACTTTCGATAACAGTACCATTCTCCAAGGTAGCTTGCGCTAACGTAACTTCATTGGATGCTTCTACTCCAACAAGTTCTTTTACTTTATTTAACATTTCAGTTGCTTTCATATGTATTACAATAATTTGTTTGTAAGGTTGTTATATTTTTAATAAATTAGATAGAAAACATATTTGCTAAATTAGATACAGGAACTTTAGCTGCAACATCACTGATGCCATCAGTCCATTTATCTATCCAATTTGGTGGATCTTCTCCTATCACTTTATAAGCGGCAACAAGATCGGATGCTAATTTAAATGCTTCTTTCCTGTTTTGTGTTAACTTATCTTTTATTTTTTGATTCCGTCTATTAATTGTTTGGAATTCTTTTTCAACTTTTTGTGCATCTACTTTTGCTGAAGCATACATATCTATAGATTCATTAAATAAGGTATCTAATTTACTTTTACTTAATTCTACTTTAACTATATCCTTATTGTTTTCAGCTAATTTTGTAAGTATTCTTTTAACTTCTGGTTTCATGCTCTCTTTTTTATTATAATAATATGTTTAACGTTTTGTTATATTTTTAATTTGCTGCAATACATTCATCGCAATCACTATATAATGTAGCTGTATTTATATGTATACCCTCGTGGCTTCTTTCTTCCAAAATAGTATGACAACCAGAATGTCCATTTTGTAATACTATATAATATACAGCACCAACTGTTAATGTTCCGTGGTAATGCACATTATGCTCATGGGCATCAGAACAACCAGCTATTCTATATCCTTGAAAAGGTGTTGGGTCGTGGGCTGTAATATTTCCAATACCCTGTGCTTGGAAGTTACCATCACAACATTTCCTTGAATAAGTTCTTCCATCATTACATAAACAACCCCTTCTGTCGTTTTGTGGGCTTGGATTTCTTTCTTTATAATCTCTCATTATTTTATAGGAACACAGTTAGGAACTCTTTTACCATTTTTATCTATTTTAAATCCAATCATTTCATATCCATCCCAACAAGGCTCTTTTAAAGAAGCTTCTAATAAATCCAGTTCCTTTAATTTAGAACCTGACCACCTTAAACCGGCCTTGCCTCCCCATAATAAATAAGAGATCGTTCCGCAAGCTTCAGTATCACCTTCTTTATAATATTCGCCTGCTCTAGATAGATAGCTAAACATTCTTTTAATAGTTTCCACTGTTATAGGTTCTTTTTTAGCTAATTGTTGCGCTCTTACTTTTCCAACCTGTGTCGCACATTTGTTTTTTATTTTTTTATTTAGCTCTATACCTTTTTTAGCATTATTAGATACCGCATCAGGATAATCGGAATAGGATTCTAAATTTTGTTCCTCCAATATTTCTTTTAATTCCTCTAATAAATACTCATCTTCTATCTCGGATAAATTATTAGGCTCATTTGGTCTTTCTAATTTATCAGCAAAATAACCTTCTATTGAAAAACCTTTTACTTCCCCTTCTTTAACCTGTTTCCAAACATCATCATTATTTACTTTCATAGAAACCATCCATGTACCAATTGGAACATTTAAATCATATGCTCTACTTTTATCTTGCTCGCTTTCTACAATCCAAGATTCTACCGCGGTTAATCCTTTTAAAGGTATTTGATGCTCCAATGTACTATTATTCTGGTTTCCTCTAATAAAAAATAATTCACTAGCTTTTCTTACGGTGTCTTTAGAAAAATAAATGTAATATTCCTGATCGCCATTGCGCCTATATATTGGTTTGTTAGGTATAAGCGCCGCTCCCATTAAAATACGTTTTTCTTTATCAACCTCAGCCAATTTAAATTCTTGATTTTTTAATGCAACAAAATCAGACTCAATAGCCGGATTTTCTACCACACTAATTGCTTCTATTCCAGAAACTTCGTCATTTTCATCTATAAATAGTTCTACTATATCCATATTCATACAATAATTATTTTAGTTTTTTGTTACCCAATTGAAGCACCGTCTATTATATTT